CCTAGACCGTGCTTCAATCTTTTCCAAAGAAGAAGTAGGTATTAGTTCACACGTCACCATCACGATAATGCCTAAGAAGATGCTGCTTAGAGGACAGTCGAATATAGGATGGTTCGAGGAAGCTATAAACTTGAGGTACGACGGCCCGGAGAGAAAGTTCAGCATCCGTCCAGAACTGTTGAAAGATGTTTGCCGTATGTTGAAAAAGTGCATCATCGGAGAAAAAGCAATAAAATTTATCGGCGATAACTGGGAGTATGTTGGCGTCCTTGAAATGAAGGAGTGATTCGATGTCCACCGGATTCTTTTCAATAGAGGAGACGAAATCGAAAACTCGTCCTAGTGGAGGTAAAGCATTCTCTTGTGCATCCTGCGGGCTGTACAAGGGAATCGCTTCACCGCGAATGGAACCGTCCGGCGGGTATGAAAAGAAGATAATGGTCATAGGAGGTATGCCTAGTGAAAGAGATGACCGTTTAGGACTGCCGTGGCAAGATAGATTCGGGGCTGCTCTAAGACGTGAATTTCAACGGAAACACGTGGATTTAGAAAAAGACTGTCTAAACGTCTATGCACTGTCATGCCATGCAACAGCGTCCAAGGAAACAGCAAATCCGTGGACAAGAGAGGTACAGTGTTGTCGCCGTAGAGTACTGCAAGCAATAGAACTCCACAAACCGAAAATGGTATTCTTAGTTGGAGAGCTTGCATTGAATTCCGTGATTGGTTCTATCTGGACTAAGAACTTAGGCAGTATGAATAAATGGCGTGGGTTCACAATACCTGATCGCAGATACAATACATGGATCTGTCCAATCTTTCATCCGTCTTTCATCGAGGAACAGAACGCGCAGGAATACAGAACAGTATGGAAGCAGGATATAGAACGAGCGTTGAATAAACTGGATGAAGCGTTTTGTACATACCCTGACGAGAAAGAATCCGTCAAGATAGTGGAAACAGAAATCGAACTGATCAAGGTATTCGAGGAACTGCTCTCTCGAAAGTTTCCGTTCCCTTTAGCGATAGACTATGAAACCACCGGATTGAAACCGCACGATACGAAGAACCACCAGATAGTGTGCATGTCCATGTGCAGCAATCCAGAAGATGTAATAGCTTTCGGTATGCCTACAAGCAAGAAAGGTAACAAGCTGTTGCAACAAATCCTGCAATCGAACAAAATAGGTAAGATCGCGCAGAACCTTAAATTCGAGCACACCTGGACATACAACAAACTTGGGTATGAAGTGAACAACTGGACGTGGGATACGATGCTCGCAACGCATATCTTAGACAATCGACCAGACATATCTGGTTTGAAGTTCCAGACATACATCAATTTCGGTGTAGCTGGTTACGACGATGATATATCCTCTTATTTGAAAGGTGCAGATGAGAAGAACAGCAATTCCGTAAACCGTGTAGGTGAAATACAAATTGGTTCTGAAACTTGGAAGAAGTTGTTGATCTACTGCGGAATGGACAGCTTGTTCACGTACCGTCTAGCAAACAGGCAGCAACAATGGATGAAGCAAGGAGGCGAGATCGGATGCAACTAACACCTAATCTTCCAGAGGCGTACAAGCTGTTGCATGACGGAATCCTTGCGTTCGCCAGAGCAGAGCAAGAAGGCATGCGAATAGACGTTGATTACTGCCTCAAAAAGAAAAAGTACCTTGACAGAAAAATAGACCGGATAGAGCAGAAGATACGGAAGACTAAGTTCTTCATGCACTGGGAACGTGTGTACGGTGCTAAAGCTAATCCTGATTCTAACTGGCAGCTGGCACATATCTTATACAGTGTTCGCAAGATCACACCTACGAAGTATACAGCGTCTGGTAAAGGTGCCACGGATGATGGAGCGCTTTCCCAGATTGATCTTCCTGAGATACAGTGGATTCTTGAAATGCGGAAATTGAAGAAGGTACGGGACACCTACTTAGATGCTTTTGTCAGAGAGCAGGTGGACGGGTATCTGCATCCATTCTTCAATCTGCATACAGTAAAAACTTTTAGATCCTGCATAGCTGAAGGCTCAAAAGTATTAGTTATGCGTAATTTTGAATCGCATCCAGATGGCGTGCCTATAGAAACAGTTCAAAAAGGTGATTTCGTATATTGCTTTGACGATGAATTGCGCCCGTCCATTCAAAAAGTATTATGGGCAGGTAAAACAGGGCATAAGAAAGTTGTGCGAATCCATTATTCTGTAAACGGTGGAGGTGGAAAAGGGTACTTAGATGTGACACCTGAGCACAAAATCCGTCTAATAGATGGAACATACGTGCAAGCTAGGGAGTTATCAGATACACGTCTTTCTAATAAGGTACTGTCTAATCATACAGACCACATAATAGAGTATCTTGACGAGCCGGTGGACGTGTACGATATAGAAGTTGAGAAATATCATAACTTCATCGTCAACCAGATATGTGTGCATAATTCGTCGGAGCGGATAAACTTCCAGAACATCCCCAAGCGGGATAAAGAAGCAATGGAAATCACACGAAAAGCGATCTTCCCTAAACCGGGACACCAATTGCTTGAAATAGACTATTCTGGAGTGGAAGTACGGATAAGTGAATGTTACCATCATGATCCGGTTATGAGAAAGTACATCGAAGATCCAACATCGGACATGCACGGGGATATGGCTTGTCAAATATTCATCCTAGATAAACTGGACAAGAGCATTGCTTCTCACAAGACCATGCGGCAAGCAGCTAAGAACGGTTTCGTATTCCCGCAATTCTACGGTGATTACTATGTGAATTGCGCAGAGAATATAGCGTGTAAGTGGTGCGGATTGTCTAAGGGTATGTGGAGTGCAGGACAAGGAATAGAGCACGGAGATGGGCATCTTTCTGACCATCTTATTGCTAAAGGGATCGACACCTACAATAAGTTCGAGGCGCACATACAGAAGATCGAGAACCATTTCTGGAGTAAGCGATTCAAGGTGTACACACGGTGGAAAGACAAGTGGTGGGAAGGGTATCAGAAGAATGGTTATGTCAGCATGTACACAGGTTTCCGTTGTTCAGGGATAATGCGACGGAACGAGTGTATCAACATACCGATTCAAGGAAGCGCTTTTCATTGTCTGTTATGGTCGTTCATTCAAGTTGACCGGATATCCAGAGAACAGAACTGGCGTTCACGATTGATCGGGCAGATACATGATGCGATGGTACTGGACGTTCATCCAGACGAACTAGACATGGTAGCGTCTACGGTACATAAAGTGACATGCGAAGATTTATCTAAGCACTGGACTTGGATCAATGTGCCGCTTGAAGTAGAAGCAGAGGTGTGTCCAGTAGATAGTTCATGGAATGAGAAGCAAGATTACCATTTCAAATAGGGGTGGTGCGTATGAAACGGGAAATTAGACCGATCCTTCAAATTAACTGCAAAAAGAAGAAATGTGGAAACTGTCATGGAGTAGTCTATGAACCCGCTCCTAACAAAAATTCCAGTGACTCTCATTGGTGCGGGATATACGAAGGCCCGCTTCCTATCAACGAAAAAGGAAAACTGATGAGACTAGATATTTGTATGAAAGATGAAGCGGTAGTGGATGAGATATATCCAGGCGAAGAAGAAGCGTATAAAAAGGATTGCAATCCTGATGATGAAGAGTGGGAGGTCACATGAAGATTATGATTGTTAAAGGCTCCCTTGCGATGCACAAACGGCTATGTATGAACTGCCGTCACCTCGATCCTGATATGTACATGCATCTAAGTACCTACGATTCTACAGTGTACGGATGCGGGTTGTTCGAGGTGCGATTGTTCAACGAGAATAAGAAGCCCTTGCGATGCATAGAATGTAAAGAAAGAGGAGGACAAAAATAATGAAATTCACCATAGTGAAGTACCCTAGCAAGTACAGCGAGGACGGATTCAATAATTTGCTGATACGGATTATCGACGGAGCCATTGTCGGTATGGTCGATCCATGCGCGGTGGATGATCTTAGACAAGCGCTTGGTCTCGCTATTCCTATTCAGTCAGAGGAGATAGACGATCTCCAGCTACGGTTGCCGTTCGACGAGGCGTAGTCATGCCGCTGTATCATAAGTACCGCCCAAGCACATTCGACGCGGTAGTAGGAAATGTAGAAGTGGTCACGGCACTGAAAGCGGATATAAGCAAAGAGAATCATCCACACGCTTTTCTATTGCACGGACCAACTGGGTGCGGTAAGACGACGCTTGGAAGAATCATAGCGAAGGAACTTGATTGCGCGGAAGACGATTTCAGGGAAATAGACAGTGCAGATTTCCGAGGCATCGACACGATACGGGAAGTGCGGAGACAGTCGCAGTACCAACCGATAGCTGGAAAATGCAGAGTGTGGTTGCTTGACGAGGTCCACAAAATGACGAATGATGCCCAGTCAGCATTGCTGAAGGCGCTTGAAGATACACCTTCGCATGTCTACTATATTCTGGCTACAACGGATCCACAGAAACTTATCGCAACGATAAAAGGGCGTTGTTCGCAGTATCAGGTAAAGCAGTTGACAGACTCGGAAATGGTTTCGTTGCTACGGATGGTTGTGAAAGCAGAAGGCGCTAAACTGACTAAGGAAATTTACGAGCAGATCATACAAGACAGTCAAGGGCATCCACGAAACGCTTTGCAAATACTGGACCAAGTTATCAGCGTTCCGATGGAAATGCGACTAGAGGTAGCGAAGAGAGCGGCAGAGGTACAATCAGACGCCATAGAACTCTGCCGCGCTCTGATGCAAAAAGCCGCATGGAAGAAAGTAGCAAGCATTCTTACGAAACTGAAAGACCAAGACCCAGAATCAATACGAAGGCTGGTACTAAGCTATTGCAACAGCATCCTGCTGAAGGGTGAGAATATGCAAGCTGGTTTAGTGATGGAACACTTTATCGAACCGTTTTACAATACAGGGTTCCCCGGTCTTACATTCGCGTGCTTCTCCATCGTATGCGGAGTTGAATAGCTTGAATGGAGTAATGTTTTGTGTTATTATATAGTATAGCAAACGAGAACAAGAAAGGAGTGCCACAATGGAATACAGTCTTGACGTGAACATTGATGAAACCGCGCTGGATGTAGAACTACTGGAGCAACCTAGACTGGTCAAGCAGTACGGAGATATTGTAGCCGAAGCTCGTAAGGAACTGGATTATATCAAAGATGCCTTTGACACAACGAAAGCGGAACTAAGCAAGGAGATACGCGCTGATCCTGACGAGTTCGGATTGTTGAAGATCACGGAGAATATCGTAGCTGAAACCATCATCCTTCAGGATGCGTACAAAAAAGCCGCAGAGGATGTGGTTGAAGCGCAATATCGTTACAATATGGCACGATCTGCTTTTGAATCAATTTCAGTAAGAAAAGACGCCATTGAAGGATTGATCAAACTACACGGTATGCAGTATTTCGCCGGACCGTTGGTACCGCGCAATCTCACGGAAGAGCGATCTAGGAAGAACGACGACATGAACAAGGTTGTTGCGAAGAAAACTATGAAAAAGAAAGAGGGGAAATAAATAGGTGGATTTCATTCAGTGGTTGATCATCGTATTTGTGGTAGCTTTTGTTGTGCCGTTCTTTGTGTATCTGTTCAGCAGGTTGCAAATGACGGCGTGGTTGAACGCATACAGTGACTGGAACAAAAAACAGACTACAGAAGAAAACCAGGAGGATGGCGAATAATGGCTAAGAAAAAAGGCGGGGTAAGTAAGTTCAGAGCAGCGGTAACAGGAAACGTGCAGCAGCAGAAAACACAAGGTTCCAAGTACGGCTATCTCAATCTTCCTCGGAACGTTCGCATATTCAAAGAGGAGCCGGGTTCGCGGGTTTCACTCGACATTCTGCCGTATGTAGTGACAGACCCAAAGCACATCGACAAGAATACAGATGCTGGAATCGCGGTAGTCGGAGAACAGTGGTACAAGAAACCGTATCGTGTGCATCGAGGAATTGGTGCGAACAAGGAAACATTCGTCTGCTTGACCACAATCGGAAAGAAGTGCCCGATCTGCGAATACCGCACTAAACGTCAGAAGGACGGCGATGCTGATGAGGAAGAACTGAAAGCGCTGAAATCCTCTTTCCGCAATCTGTACGTAGTTGTGCCGCTCAATTCTAAGGAGCATGAGAAGAAGCCGCATATCTGGGATATTTCGCAGTTCCTTTTCCAAGAGAAACTGAACGAGGAACTTTCAGAGAACGAGGACAACGCCGTATTTCCTGATCCGGATGAAGGGCTTACTTTGAAAATCCGATTCAGCGAGGAGCAGTTTGGAAAGAACAAGTATGCTTCTACTTCCAGAATCGACTTCGAGGAGCGAGAGAAGCCGTATACGGAAAAGGATTTGAAGCAGGTTCCTAATCTAGACGAGGTTCTTCAGATACTTTCTTACAAGGAGCTGGAAGCAAAGTTCTTCGAGTACGAAACGGAAGAGGAAGATGAAACGGAGAAGGAAGATAAAGAGTACGGAACATCTGTTCGTAAACGCCTGAAGAAAGAGGAAGAAGAGGAAGAAGAGGAAGAAGAGGAAGAAGAGGAAGAAGAGGAAGAAGAGGAAGAAGAGGAAGAAGAGGAAGAAGAGGAAGAAGAGGAAGAAATTCCGGAAGAGGAAAGATGCGTTGCCTGTAAGGGAACTGGCATGAACTCTAAAGGAAAGCTGTGCAAACCGTGTGACGGCACAGGAAGAAAGAAACAGCCTGTGAAAGAAACTCCTGCTAAGGCGCCAGCTAAGGAAAAAGTCACACTAGCGAAGAAAGAGAAGCCTGCTGGAAAAGCTGGTAAGAATAAATGCCCGCACGGTCACGTATTCGGTAAAGAGTGTGAAGACCACGACGAATGCGACGAGTGCGATAAGTGGGACGCTTGTTTCGAGGCGAAGGAGGAAGCATAGAAAATGGTTAAGACACGGCATCCAATAAAACTACCTGAAAAGAAAACGGATAGCCGTGCTGAATTTCTTTCTAAGAACAGGATGGCAGGGGGATACCTTCCCCCTGCCCTTTCCGAGAGATTCAGCATCTATTCCGTGTACAAAGGCGTATCGAGATCGCAACTGATCCATACATTGATCGAAAGAGAACTTACGGATCCAGAACTACCTTCTTTCTCTGAAATGATTGACGATATTGCAAGAAGGTATCTAGTGCTCAAAGCAGATAATGTATCCATGGCACGGTACAAACTCATCATAAGCAGTCAGTTAGACAGGAAAAAACTTTCACTGGAACAGATCAAAAGTATCGTAGACCGGATGGAGGAAATTGCGAATGGAGAAAGTAGCACGAAAAAAGAAAGTAACTCCAAGTAAACTGGCTGAACAAATGAAGGAACGGATGAGTAAGCCAATCCCTAAGAAAAAAGAATACGACGGTGATTTTACGCATGTCGTTTCTACGGGATCCACTTTACTCGATCTTGCTATTTCAGGAGGTCGCGTAAGAGGGGGAGGGTTGCCAGGCGGGATACTTGTTGAGGCATTCGGTCCATCAGGCAGCGGTAAGACTGTAGTGTTATGTCAGATAGCGGGCGGGATACAAAGAAAAGGTGGAGCTACATTTTTCCGTGATCCTGAAGCTCGATTGAACAGGCAATTCGCTACCATGTTCGATCTGAATGTAGAGGAGATGGAGATAGATAATCCGGATACAATACCGGAAGTATTCGAGCCGATACGCAAGTGGGATCCAGACCCTTCCGATGCTTTACATGGTGTGTTTGTTGACTCGCTTGCTGCTCTTTCTACCAATCTTGAACTGGATAGCAAAGACGGTGATAAGATGGGTATGCGCAGGGCGAAAGAGTTTTCAGAACAGCTAAGGAAAACATGCCGAGTAATCACGGAGAAAAAGTTCCTTGTCGTATGCTCCAATCAAGTTCGCAGTTCGGGAGATACTTCGCCGTATGCCGAGAAAACATCTGCTGCCGGAGGGTACGCAATCGGATTTTACGCTTCAACCAGATTGAAGTTCAACAATCCTAAGAAGATCAAGGTAACGAAAACCATCAACAAGAAAGAAGTTGAACGAGTAGTTGGTGTTACTACAGAGGTCGAGGTGTACAAAAACTCTGTATGGAAACCGTATCGGTCTGCTCCGTTGACTATCATATTCGACTACGGTATTGACAATATCCGTGAAAATATTCAGTACCTGAAACGAATGAGCGGGCAGACTATGTATGCGATAGGTGATACGAAACTGGGGAAATCGCTGGAAGAATCTATTGCAATCGTAGAAAAAGAAGGATTGGAAAAAGAACTCGAACAAGCGGTGATTAACTTGTGGGAAGAAGTGGAAGCGAAGTTCGATTCTAATCGGAAACGAAGGATTATGACATGAAAAAAAGAATCACCGTTGCTTCTGCAAAGGATAAAGGGCGACGGTTGCAGAAATGGGTTTGTGAGAAAATATCTGATCTTACTGGATATGCGTGGGGGCATGATTGTCCGATCGAATCAAGAGGAATGGGTCAAAACGGTGTAGACGTTCGTATGGAAAAGAATGTGCTCAAGTTGTTCCCATACTCGGTAGAGTGCAAAGCACAGGAAAAGTGGTCTATTCCTGCCTGGATAGAACAAGCGCAAAGCAACATCATCCCTGGAACGGACTGGTTGTTGTTCGTCCGTAGAAGTAGAACCCGCCCTATCGTAATACTGGATGCGGAGTTGTTCTTTGCCATCTTGAAGAAGCAAACTAAAGGAGGAGATACGTAATGTGGTGGTTCGTTCATATCCTGCTTATTTTAGTATTCTGGCCAGCTCTGATCATTTCAGTTCCATGTCACATTGTTTCCATAGTGAAGAGGGATAATGCGAAACTTCGTGAGATGGTAGAAAACACGGCGCAGTATAAAAAGCCGTAACTCATGCTCGAACGGATCGAACTAAGGAATTTTCAATCACATACGGAAAGTATTTTCGAGTTTACAGATGGGGTCAATGCTATAATAGGCCCGTCTGATTCCGGGAAAACAGCCTTGCTACGAGCACTTAGATGGGTTGTATGGAATAGACCGCTCGGAGATGCTTTCCGTTCTGATTGGGGCGGAGATACTTCGGTGGTGCTACAGATACCAGGTCACACTATCGAACGGTGGAAGAATGACAACGGGCATGGTTACACGATAGACGGCAACAAACTGAAAGCGATCAAAACCGATGTACCAGACGAAATTGTAACAGCACTCAACCTTAACGAGATCAACTTACAACAGCAATTCGACCGTCCATTCCTTCTAGACGCAAGTTCAGGAGAAGTGGCGCAACATTTCAATAAAGTGGCGCAACTCGACAGTATAGATTCCACTATGAAAACACTCACGGCTTGGCACCGTAAATTGAATCAAGAAGTAGGTATATGCGAATCGAAAATAACCGAGTATGAAGCAGCCTTGCAGGGATACGGTTTCATTGAGGAGATGGAACAGCAGATTCAAATAGCTACAATACTGCAAGACCAGATTACTTGTCTGACAAAAGAATCCGCAGCGTTAGAAACGGTGATGGATGCTTTGCAAGAAATAGAACTCCAGATGGAAGAGTACGTACCGTTGATGGAGATAGAAAAAGACGTTGACACATATCTAGTCTTGCATGAGCAAAGAACATCGCTGCAAACAGCAGGAAACGCACTCTCTTCGATCATTTACGATGTAAGAGCATCTATGACAGTCTTACAACAGTTAGACGCGATACCAGCCAAGGAAACGTGCATAGACGAGGCGCTTAGATTGTACCAACAACTTCACACATTGAAAAATGAATACGCCGAACTCTCCAGACATATTTTCAGCTTAAATGGCATCGAGCAGGAAGTGTATAATATCGTAACAGACAATGCAGCATCAGAGAAGACCTACAATGATCTATTTCCAAATACGTGCCCATTATGCGGAAGTACGAAAGGAAGGGGAAACAAATAAAACCAACAGCGATACTCACGGCGGATTGGCATTTGCGAGATACGCAACCTGTTTGCAGAACAGATAACTTCTGGGAATCGCAATGGAAAAAGGTGCAATACGTTCTCAATCTCCAGAATGAGCATAAATGTCCGATCATACATGCGGGTGATTTCTTTCATACTTGGAAAACATCGCCTTATCTGTTATCGAAAACAATGGAGCACATGGACAGCAAGTATCCGTTTCTTACAGTCTATGGCAATCACGATCTACCGCAGCACAATCTAGAGTTGGCGCACAAATCCGGACTGCATACACTTTGCATGGCAGGTAAGTTGATAACACTACCAGGAGGCCACTGGGGTGATACTCCATCAGAGGTTCCAGTACATCAAGGCGTTGCTGTATGCCACATATTCACGTATGCAGACAAAGCACCCTGGCCGGGTTGCACAGCACCATCGGCAAAACAGATACTTAAAAAATACCCACAATACAAACTTATTGTAACAGGTGACAATCATACACCGTTTGTGGTACAATACAAAGACAGGTTGCTAGTCAACCCGGGTTCAATCACTAGACAGACAACAGACCAGCAAGAACACCGTCCTAAAGTATTTCTATGGTATGAAGAAACGAATGCTGTTGTAGTAATGCATCTGCCCATTGAAAAAGGCGTAGTGACAAGAGAACATATGGCGGAAAAGGAAGCACGTGATGAACGCATGGAAGCCTTCATTTCTAAACTGAAGGAAGAATGGGATACGACTATTTCCTTCGAGCAGAATATGAAAGAATTCCTCGCCACTAACAAGCTACGGAAATCCGTAGTCGCTCTGATCCATAAAGCGATGGATATGGAGGATTGCTGATGTGCAAATATAGGAAGAAAATCTTACCGGAGAAAAAAGGTATATTTGCCGATACTCCAACTGTTTTACGACGGAAAGTATCAGACCGGTTCGAGGATTTAGCAGCACTCCACAAGACAAAATTTATCTGGTGCGCTTCAAGAGAACAAATGGTTCATGTGTCGATCTGCTACAAAACATGCAAAAAAAGAGGTGCGTGCAGACGCTACCAGAACTATATAGAAGGGTGTGATAAGAATGGCAATTCAAAACTCCCGAACATTGTCTGAAAAGGAACTCCTGGCTTTGAAGAAAAAGATAGAAGAAGGGAAAGCGAAAATAGCCGAAGCGAAAGGCAAGAAAAACTACCTCATGTCGGAGCTTGCTACGAAATGGGGTTGCAAAACAATAGAGGAGGCGGAAAAGAAACTGCTAAAATGCCAGAAAGAACTTGACACACTTTCCGTCAAGTTGGATTCGTTGCTTGAAGAAATAGCAAACAAATATGCAGATGATACAGAATGAGCTAAGGAAACAGCAATCCAGACTAGATAGAATCAAAGGAAAAAAAGAGCATCTAGAACGATTGCTGAAAGACGCGAAACAAACCTTGAAGGAAACGAAACAAGAAATACGGCGCCATGAGCAAGCTCTGATCGTAGTGAAAGAAGTAGGATTGCGGACGCAACAATCATTGCAGTACCATATTGCCGATACTGTTTCAATGGCACTTGAGTCGGTATTCAACGATCCGTATCTTATGTCAGTGGAATTCGTGCAACGGAGAGGAAAGACGGAATGCGATCTTTCTTTCAAACGAGGAAGAAATGTGATTGACCCTCTATCCGCTTCAGGAGGTGGGGCTGTTGACGTAGCCAGTTTCGCTTTACGAGTAGCTTCATGGTCGATGCAACAACCGCGTACACGCAACGTATTATTTCTGGATGAACCGTTCAAGAATCTTTCTGAAGGATTGCTGCCGAAGGCAAGCGAGATGTTGAAACAGGTGTCCAGCAAACTCGGATTGCAAATCGTTATGATCACTCACGAGGATGCATTGATCGAATCTGCCGACAAAGTGTTCCAGATACAGAACAAGAAACGCCGAAGTACCATACAAATCTAGGAGGAATGGAAATAATGTATAACAACAATGAACGTCTAGTTCCGCGTACTTTCAGCTTTCTGGTAGCTGTATTCATAGCTTCTCTTGTGATGGCAAACATACTTGCAACTAAGCTATTTTCAATAGGCGGGTTTATCTTGCCTGCAGGAGTTATCGCGTATCCAATCACCTTTCTTATGACGGATGTTATCAGCGAGGTGTGGGGCAAGAAAGTTGTAACACGTGTTGTGTGGGTTGGGTTCTTTTGCAGCCTGATCGCATTAGGGCTCGGGTTGATCGCGGTTGCGCTGCCTTCGGCATACTTCTACGAGCGGCAGGAATTCTTCGCTGAAATGTTCGGACGGGTAGGCAGAATTACTTTCGCCTCCTTAGCCGCGTATCTTATCAGCCAGTTGAATGATGTGTGGGTATTCCACAAGCTGAAGGAAAAGACGAACGGAAAGCATCTCTGGTTGAGGAATAATGTATCAACGATAACCAGTCAGTTCTTTGATACCGTTATTTTTATCTTTATCGCTTTTTACGGTATAATGCCTTTTACTGTATTGATTGCGATGATTGGCAGTCAGTGGTTGGTGAAAATCTTGATAGCTTTAGCGGATACACCTTTTTGCTATATGCTGGTGAACTGGAGTAAGAAAAGAAACGGGTACAATCCGTACATAAGGAGTCGGTAGATTATGCCCTTGATGGTTGATGTGTTCTGGAAGCGTCTGAATCCTATAGCGAAATTACCGCAGTATATGTCAGAACAAGCAAGTGGGATGGATATACGCGCTTGTTTGCAAGGACATCCTGATTTTCCGAAAGGGATGGTAATTATCCAGCCGGGAGAAACGGTGACTATTCCTACTGGACTTGCTGTAGCCATCCCAGAAGGATTCGAGTTGCAAATTCGTCCACGGTCAGGTGTTTCAAAGAAATCGAAACTGCGGTTGCCGAATACACCAGGAACGATTGATTCTGATTACCGTGGTGAAGTTGGACTTATTGTCGAGAATATAGGTGTGATGGAGGTTATCGTGATAAAGCATGATGACCGTATTGCACAATGCGTACTCGCTCCTATTCTCCGTGCCAACAATTTAGAAACGGATGAACTCGATGAGACCGCCCGTGGTTCTAACGGATACGGTAACTCTCCGGAGGAAGGGTACGGTGGCACAATATAGAGGAGGATGCTGTATGAAAACCAAAACATACTGGTTACTGAAAATATGGAAAGAAGGAAAAGAAGAGCACTGGTTTAATACGAAATCTACGCGGGATGTATTAAATGGGACGCCGTGATCCTTTCCCTAAATGGGAAACAGTATTAGAGGAAGTACGGCAGGAAATGTTTTCCGAAGAAGAAGGAGCGAAAGCTCCTTCTTCTACCTTCTTACGACAATCCCGTACAGGGAGATGGGTAAAGACTATCGAAAAGTATAAGTTTAACAAA